ACGTAATGTTTCTGGCGTCACCGCATTCACATCGGTGGCGGTGAGCTGCACATCCTGAATCAGGGTTTTGCCATTAATTTTACGATGATACGGGATGGCCTCTTTGGCCAGTTCGACCGTTTCCAGCAAACCCAGATTTTTCAGAAAAAGATTTTTATCAGGAATATCTGCCCCGTTGTCATTTTTGGAGAGCTTTTGAGAGAGTTGCTGTAAAATCTGGGTACTGAAATCCCTCTCTTCTCCCAAGGCTTTGGCCAGCTCCTTTAAGGTGTCCAAGGCCTCTGGCGCACCGTCGATGAGTGCGTTGACGGCCCGAGTGACAAATTCGGTGGTCGCCAGTTGACGGCTGCTGTTTTTGAATTCAGGCGTCGGGGCCGTCGGCTCACCCGTAAAATCAGGGCTTTTTTTAAGCGCATAAACGGGATGCGGATCCTCTTCCTCCCTATGGTGATAAAATTCGGTGTTGAGCCTGTCTTGTCCTTCTTTTAAAAATGCCGTGCGATTGCCCAGCTGTTGGGCCTGTCGATTGGCAATGCCCTCGGGTCCCCCTAACACAGGGTCACGGGTTTCAATTTGATAAATGCCGTCTTCCCATTGAGACAGTTCAGTCAAGTCGGTCATGCGTGGCTCCCATAAGAGTATTGGCCGTTATACAGGGCCTGTTGTGAAAAATCATAATGAAAAGGGGGGTATTCGAGACTGACCAGATGACAACGCGCCGGTGCCCACGCTTTCAGGGATTTTTTGAGCATTTTTGCCTCGGCCGTCGTGACAAGACGTTGAAAAAGGATACGATAACAGGCCCATAGTTCAGGTACGCCAGACACAGGTTTCTCTCTGCCCAGGCCTTCGATGACCGTGACTTCCCCAAATCCAAGACCGCGCAACAGACTTCGGATCGAAGAGAGGGTGCCCTTGTAGCGATGCGTTTTGGCCGATTGTTCGATCACTGCTCGTTGAGTGCGTTCATCCCAGTCACTGTCCCATTGATCGACCGATAAGGCCCATGCCAGCCAGGGGAGCAGATCGGCTGGGCACGTCTCAGGGTTCCATAACCGGCTGATTTCAATAGGGATTTTGCCCAGTCTGGCGGTAGCCGCTTCTATATGCCGCTCTTCCTGAGTGGCATTCGGAGGGAGAAGGGTTTCCCTCATCTCAGCCCCCTTCAGAGACGTGGATAGCGGTCGCAAAGGCCGCCTGATGCGCTCGAACCAAAATATCCTCAACAGGAGAGGTCATCCGCACGTTTTGCACACCGGGCTGGTGCAGGGCGGCATACAACCCGGACAAGGTGACATCAAAGCCCAGCTGATGCTGTTGAGTGGCATACTCAGTCACCTTGATTCTGGATTGTTCCGCGACAACAGATTTATCCGGGCCAGGATAAAAGGTCAGATGGGCGCTGATGTGGTATTCAATGATGTCAGCCGCCTGTACGGTGATATGGTCCGTTAATGGCCGTATCGCTTCGTGGTTGAGCCTCTCTGTGACGGCTTGAAGCAACGCGGCATCAGGGACCCCTGTTTCGTCAATACTCAACACGGTGACCCGCACTTCACCCGGCGACGGGCTGGTCACCGAGACATCCTTGATTTCAGCAGAGGCGGCCAGGGTGTGATAGACATAGGCACCTATGGGCCCCGCTGTGCTGTAACCTTCCAATGATAACGGTATTCTCTGGCGGAGCCTTTCATCGTCTTCATAAGTGGCAGGGAAAGCGGGAATATCATCAGGGTTGCCGGGGTCAATGACCAAACGAGAAACACCGAAAAGTGCCGCAAGATGATCCAGGTCCTTGCCTTTGGCGTAAGCCAGCATCACTGAACGGCCCGCATCGTTGACCCGTTGCCGCAATAATAATTCACGATAAGCCGCGACCTCTAGAATTTTGTAAGCGGGATCGGATTCCACCAGGGCGGTCAACTCAGGTGCCCGATGACGTAAGTCAGCCAGCATTTCAGACAAAATAGTTTCATAATCCAGGGATTGGACCACATCAGGGGCGGGTAATAGCGACAGATTAATCGCGCTGGTCATACCACCAGTCCTTCCAGTTTGAGTTCCTTACCCTCAGGCAAATACTCCCCGACCAGATCAAAGGTGATATGTCCCTCTTTCACACGGGTGACACCCACATGTAAAAGCCTGAATCGGGGCTCCCATCGTTCCAAGGCTTCCGCCGTGGCCGCCACCATTTCAGCCATCGTGTTTTCATTCAAAGGCGCATCCACCCATTCAAACAGACGGCACCCATATTCACGGCGCATCACACGGCTGCCGACAGGGGTCGTCAGAATATCGGTGATGCTTTGGCAGAGATGTGCGTGACCTTTCAAAATCTGCCCCGTGGTCCTGTTGACCCCATTCATTGCTGTGCCTCCGGTGTTGAGGTCGCTGCCCCTGTTTCAGGTGAACTGTGTGTATGGCCGTTGTAAATATCGCGGTCTGTCTGCATTGAACGGGTATGGTCGGTGATGTCTTCTGTTGACGTGATATGTCCCGTGACATGGACATCACCCACAATAGCGATGCCGCCTTGAGACATCAGGGCAGTCGTTGCGCCCTCAGGCAGCATGATTTTTAACGCGTGCGCTTCACGGTCATAGCTCAAATCCGCTCCGTCCGCAAAACGGGTGCGGCGCACGGTGGGCCGGTTATCAGGGGCAGGGAACGGGTTTTGATATAAAGCGGGCAGCACGACGCCCATTTCCGGGTCACCGTCAGGGCAGAGGAGGAGCACCTGTTCACCGGTTTCCGGTGCCCAGTAATCCACATCATGACTGGCGCGGGCAGTGACCCAATGAAGCCAGCCGGTTTCAAGGGGTCCCGCGGCCACTTTGACCAGGGCGTTATCATAATCCGCATCCATAATGGTGCCGATTAAAATAATATTGGAAAGTCTGCGTTCCACTTCGGCCAGGCGTTGTAATATGTTATTTATCATCCGAACTCACCTTGTCATACGCTTTTTCATCCCCGAAATGGGCAGAATCATCGCATACATACACTGTTGAAGGGAGAATACCCCCGCCCCACACGTTTTTGCCGAGACGAACGGATTGTTCCCAGGTCACCGCCCACATCGCCACGCCTTGCCGTTCCACCTGACCGCTGAACAGGTTATCTGCCTTGACGTTGGCGGCCCCTAAAACCCCTTTGATGCCCCAACTTTGATAGGGAATGAGCACCAGGAGGGCTTCAACCAGAGCCAAAGCGGCCTCGTCTTTAGGTAAACCCCGTCTGTCGCCCGTCATAATAAACGCGGCCATTCTGACAACGGCTTCTTTTTCTCTCGTTTCAATCTGTTTGAGTTGAGGGCAGCCCATGAAAGCGACCCTGATGGCCGGTAATTGGGTGGCAATCCGTTTGAGTTCCTCTAAATTGAAACGTCCGGGATGTGCATCCACCGCGCTGAGCCTGGGCATATCCTGCTTGAGTTGGTCAATGACGGCTTGGCGTAGTGCTTTGAGTTTCATGTGACCCCCATCATCCATTGTTCTGCCCAATCCTCAAGCGCGTTTTGCAATTCAACGAGGTTGTCAGCACTGATACCCAAAAATTCGCGTTGTGGAATTCCCCTTTTCGTATCCCCAAACTGGTGACGGGCGGCATAAATCAGGTTGGTTCCAGTTTCAGTACGGCCAAATCCGAACACCGATTGAATGGAGTCGATTAAATCCCCGCTGCTTTGAAGGAGGTTTTGATGGCGGTGTCTTGATTTTGCATACCCCTGAGACCATTGTGGCCACGCATCACCGTCAGGGCTTTCTTTTTCATCGATTAAACGGTCAACCGTCTGCTTTTCAACCAGATTACCCAACACGCTCAGCACCTGTTGAGGATCGATGCCCCCAAGGCGGTCAAGCAGGTGGTTCAGGCGTTCAATGCCGCGAAGGTCGAGTGAAGCCCCCACGCCCGCCATTAGAAAGCCCTCAATGTATTCCTGCTAAACCACCGGGGATGGGATTGAATGAATACCCCCTCTGTTCGGGTGGGCGTTTGAGTCTCGCTTTCAGAACCGGTGATATGTAATTCCGTTTTGCCTTGAGCAAGGCGTTCCAGCCAGGCCACGGCATCTTCATACCGTTGGCGTTTTTCTTCTGTTGTACCCCCTCCGTCCCGGGCCAGCCAATAAACGGCAATATCAACACACAGACGTTTGAGCAGGTCAGGAAAATGCATCAGGGGAAGGGCATAACGGGTGGACAGGTACGAATCCATCAACCCACTGGCGTCAGACAAGGCATGTTCGACCGCGGTCATGTCTACCCTGTCGTCATTATTTCGGTCAGCTATCGTATATAAAAAATCCTCACCGTATCGGTGCGTCATCTCTTCGAGGGTGGCATAAGGCATGAAAAAATTACCCTTCTGCGACTCGTGCCTGGTAAATAGCCCAGGCCCTGTCACGTTGTGCGGCAGTGATGTCTTGACCGATGATATTTTCAAGGTCTTTCACGGGGGGCTTTTTGTCTGGGTTTATCATTCCGATGGCTTCCACGATGTTTTCAATGAGTTCTCTGGGAGTATCGTCAACAGGCGCTTCCGCCCCTTCCATCACCGTCAACAGGGGCTCTGCCTTAATTTGTGCCCATTGGTGTTCAGTGAAATCTGTGGGGTCGATCATTTTACCTTCTGAGGGAAAAAACGCCCCCGCACGCCGAAAGCCCTGCCTGTTCTTTGAACGAATAAAAAGGCGTTGATTCATGATTCACGTCTCCGAAAAAAAGCCCCGTTTCTGGGGGCAACCCTGCCTTTCTGATGCTTACAGATAATCAGGCACCACCAGTTCAAATTTGCCTTTGAGTTCGTTGGATACGGGGTCAGAGCCCTCCACAAAGAGTTCGCGCTCAAGCAATTGCGTGGCTTGCTTCTCAAGAGCAGTCGGGACAACCAGCATTTTGGGTTTTATGCCCAGAGGACGCCCCCCATCCGCTTTAAACTGACGCATGTGGCTGTAGACGGTCCAGAGGTTGTCTAAAGTTAAGGGCGCTTTAACCCCATAGGCCATTTGCCAGAAGCCAAAGCCCACGTTACAGCGCAAATCAACGCCGTAGCGATACTCGCCTCGCATGAAGACCGCCTCATCCTCTTCCTGAGTCATCCTGATAAACTGGGGTTTTTTACGCTCCTGGTAAATGAGGGGCTTGAGAGCCCGGCTGGTATCCAGCAAGTACCAGGCATCCCCTTTGTAACTGGCGTCAATGAGCACATTCGAGACACTGATATCTTCGCCTTGACCGTCCATCTGGCGGTTGACAGGGTGGTCAGCATCAAAGAAGTATTGGCCGTCATAACATTCAGAATTAAAACCCGCTTTCAGCAATGGAAACACCAGTTCATCTGGAAAAACTGCGGTAGCACGGCCCATTTCTTCCATCATCGGGGCGTAAATGCCCAGGTTGTCATCTTCAATGTGAGTGCGCTTGACAGCCACGGTGCTTTCAAATGCCTTGTTGAGGATTTGATAACTGTGGGCTTCCATGTTTTTGATCACACGGTCACCGACCCATTCACGAAAACCCGGCCATTGACCCAACCAGCCATAGGTATTGCTGGCGGTACTGGACTGGATGACCGTGGCAATTTTGTTGTACTGGGGATGGGCCATCCCCAGACCCTTTTGAAAGCAGGTTTTGTAGCCCGTAAACAGGCTTTTCAATAGTGCGGGGGTCACGATAGCCATGACGCGGTCTCCTTGATTTGATTGAATGCATCTTTATCCAGACCCAGTGATGAACAGGCGACCTTGTCTTCTTCACTCAGTCCCCTGTTTTGTTTGTTGACCGCCTTCTTGTCCCAGTCGGTGTCTTCGCCCATCCTGGGGGCGCACTGAAGAAACTCCCGAAAGCGTTTCAGACCCCCGTCCTGCTGACAGCAAGCGCGGTGATAGGCCACCGTAGCCGGGGTAATGGCGCCTGTTTTCAGGGCTTTTTCCAGTTCGTCTTCAATGTGCTGATGAAGCGTCTTGTGTTCGATTTCCCTGAGCCTGATTTCAGCTGCCTGGGCACGATTCAATGCGGCATCGTGGTCAGCACGGGGCACAAATTTTTCCAAAGACGGGTGACTGACACTGTTAAGTGCCTTGTCTTTGTCTGTTTTCATCTGGTGAATGGCGGATACCGCCTGAGCTTCAGTCGCTTGCGCTGATAGACCCAGTGCGGTACAGAGTGCCAGTGGTAAGGTCATCACGTGTTCTCCGGCAGGTTGGATGCGCTGGTTCAGCGCGGTTAAGTGAAGGTTCGGCTGATTGGTTAAACCCGCCGAATACAGTTGCAAGATACGTTTTGTTTTCGTGTCGAAGGTGAATACCGGGGATAAATAGCGGTAAGATTTCTCCTCCATGAGCGAACGGCCTTGAGGATTCCATTCAACCCATCCCCAGACAGCGCCCCCATCACGCACTTCCAACCCTTTAATCCAGCCCACTGCAGGGGCGGGATCGCCCCTGGGGGCTTTGAGTTCAGTCGCGTGTTCAATATCAATGGGCAGGTCTGCCTGGTTGGCCTGAAAAGCATCTACAATACCCTGGGGGTGATCATTGACCCAGGAACGCCCATCCCGTCAGGTGATCTGTTCACCGAAGGGGATTAATTCCACCCACAACGGGGCTCCCGTCTGGGCAGCGGTCGCTTCCAGAAGGGGCCGAAGTTCGGTGTTTAGGGCAAAAGTGTTTGTGGTCATGCCCGCTACGGTAGCGCGGGGAAAGGAAGGGGTTCAGATGAAAAATTTCACTTGATCGGTAGGAGCTACATTTTTGACTCGTTGTGCAAATTTAGCTAGGCACCCGACGCAGCCAGAAAAAGCGGGCCTCCAGTGTCAGTCAACGGCGATCGGCTTCGCGGACAATTCGATCCCCAGTGCCTTCATCAGCACCAGTGTCGTGCGAAGAGTCGGGTTGCCCTCGGCGCTGAACGAGCGATAAAGCTGTTCACGTGACAGGCCAGTTTGGCTGGCGATTTGCGTCATGCCTTTGGCACGGGCGATGATGCCCAGAGCGTGAGCAATAAATCCTGGATCGTTTGTCTCGAATGCACCGGCCATAAAGTCAGCGATGGCTTGGTCAGATTTCAGGTGCTCAGCAGGGTCGAAGGGGGTCAGTTTTTTAGTCATGGTCATTCGCTCCATTCAGCAGCGAGGCGCAGTGCAGTTTTGATGTCTCTGGTCTGGGATCGTTTGTCGCCACCGCAAAGCAGGATGACGATCACCGCGTCACGTCGCTGGAAATATACCCGGTAGCCGGGGCCATAGTGAATGCGAAGCTCACTGACACCCTTGCCAATCGGTTCGGCGTCACCGAGGTGACCGTAGGCGAGCCGCGCCAGACGCAACGAAATGGCTGTGGTCGCCCGCTCGTCTTTGAGCTTGGTATACCATTTGCGAAAGGTTTCAGTCTGCTTCAACTCGATCATGCCACCAATGTAGTTTAAAAGTTACACCAAGACAAGCTTTTTTAGCGGATTGTGCCCACAATAGACCTGAATTCGATGTCTTTTTCTTTTCCAAAAGTCTGGGTGCGGGATAATCTGGCTTTGCCGGGGTGATAATTCCAGCCGGGGTCTATGCCTGTCGGCACGGCTTCCACTTTGCCCGTGCGCCTGTTTTTCCACTGTCTCGTTTCCATTTTGGGCGTTTTGGCTCTCCCGCCCCGCTTGTCCACCTCCCTTTGGGTCATCTGCCGGACACGACACCGACAGCCCCAGCCATTCGGGGGTAAATGGGTATCCCAAAACGGATCGTCCACAGGAAGAATCAGCCCTTCCCACTGTACGTGTTGAAGTCGATGCTCTCTTGAAGGCCCAAGCCCATACCTCAAATACGGCAATGCCGCTTTGTTCCGTTCGATACGCACCCATTGCCCCGCGGCGCGGGCAGTTCTCATGTGGGTGTCGTAGATGATTTTTAACCGCCTTGGTGTACCCAGTTCAACCATGGAGCCATCTTTCATCAATACCTTGCCCAGCCATCCCCGCTTTCCAAGGAGGGGTTCCAGTTCATCCTGAAACTGTTTGAATGTCTTGCCCTCCGCCAAAGCAGCATCAACGGCTTGACGTATCTCTATCAGCAGCTCCTGAGTCATGGCTTTGGCAACAGTGAAAGCGCGAACCTGTTCTTCTTTCCACAGGTCACGGTTGAGGGTATTGGCCAGTTGCCTGGCATCTGCGGCAATAATGTCTTGGCGAACCGCTTCCTGTGATGCTTCATTGCCTAATTTTCCCGGCGTGCCTTCCGTGGTCGCCGTTTGACCCAATACGGCCTTGGAGATTTGCCGGTCAATCCATTCGACCATACGGGAAAAGACTTCAGAGGCCCCGGACGCCTGCGCGACCTGCTGAAATTCAATCACCATGGGCTGAGGGGCCATATTTGCCTAACCGGAGCGGAATACCGTAACTCTCAAGGAATCCAAGCCAGTCTTTCATGCCATACATCTTGCAGAGATAGGAAAAGGCGACCAGTCGGGCTAATCCCCCTCGAAGCACCAGGCCTGATTTCAATCGCGGCTGATGCACAATAAACTTATAAGGCGGCATCGACAGGCCATGAATGGGGTCTGCTGCGTCTACAATGCGCATGTCTTCAGGATGGTCAGGATGAAACAGGAAAAAACGCGGATCGCGCCAGCGGTATGCTTTCGGCTCCCACTTCACACCCGTTCTATCCCACATAATTTCATTGACACTATAGCCCTTACCCAGAGCGTCCATCGCGTTGTCTACCAGGTCAGCAAAGCCAGGGGCATCAATCAGGCGGTGAATGTCCTGTGCACATTGTTGTGCCTGGCTGTCTTCGCCCCCGGCCACCACGGTGACCGGTAAACTGGCCACCGCCATCTTGCGGGTACGCAACACGCTGGAATAATGCGGGTCACGTTCTTCCATTTCTTCAGCCAGGGTCAAATACGCCTCCGTATCCCCTTCCGCTGCAGATTTTAAGATATTGGCCAATCGTTGCGGGGTTAAACCACTGGCGACCGAACCCCTCCCCCAGAGATGACGAACAGCGGTAGGCCCCGCCAGTTCACCTGAGAGTTTGTGGGTATCCCTCCGCCTGGCTTCCTGCTTTTTCTGCGGTGTGTTATGTTGAGCCATCTCTACCATGCTCCTTGACGTTTGACGCGATGACCACCGCCTGTGACCGGGCTGTAACCGTAGCTTTGTTGATGATGTCTTGCCCAGCCTAAAAACTGGCTCGTGCTGTCGATTTGGTCGTCATGCTCTGCCAGTGGGAAGCGGAATAGCTCTTTCTCAAAATCCAGTAACCAGGCGGCTGAATCAGGAATAAAGACCTTCCCCGCTTCAAACTGGGCAGACTGGGCAGACATGCGGGTCAGCTTGTCGTGTTCAGGCTTGATGGCAATGATGGGGAGTGGAGTACTTGCCTTTAACTCTTGAATCAAAGATTGACCACTGGCTTTGTCCTCAATCAAAATCGCATTCGGGTGCCACTTTTCAGCCAGGCTCTTCACGGCCGACTTTAAACCCGGATATTCAACCCGGTCACGCCACACCTCCAGCAAGTAATAGGCCAGTCTGGTTTCTGCCCATGTGGTACACACAGACGGGTCATTAATCTGATTGGGCTTGCAGGCGGTATCCCATGATTGAACAATGCGGACAGGGTGAGCCGGAGGCGTTTTATAACGATGGACCCACGGTTTTTTAATCATGCCCCCTTCAGACGGGACCGGTTCCTGCTGGTATTGACCGGAGAAGCCATAAGTGCCGAGTGCTTTCTGGGTCTTGGCGATTTCAGGTTTCCCTTCCCGTTCTGGGTGCAGAAGTTCACCCGAGCTTCGTGTTTTACGGATACGGCCAAAGTCAATCATCGTCCTGTTTTCTGCGATGGCCGGAATTTTTACATGTTCCCAGCCCCCTTGGGCGAGCAAGTGGCCAGAGAGGTCTTTTTCATGAAGCCGCTGCATGACGACCACAATGACGCCGTTTTTCTTGTCGTTTAAACGGCTGTAGAAAGTCTGGTCAAACCATTCCAGCGCTTTTTCTCGTTCTGTTGGGCTTTCTGCCTGTCGCGGATTGTGCGGATCGTCCACAATCAAAAAATCCCCCCCTTCACCCGTCGCGGTGCCGCCGGTACTGGTCGCTATTCTGTGCCCCCGTGCCGTGGTCACAAATTTGGATTTTTCATTCTGGTCCCTGACCAGTTGAATCTGTGGGAAGACTTTCCTGTACCAGGCGCTTTGAACCACTAAACGACAATCCACACTGTGTTTCAGGGCTAATTTATCTGAATAACTGGACGCTAAAAACGTTGAACTGGGCGTATGACCCAATATCCATGCGGGCCAGGCGACAGACACGGCGATGGATTTCAGATAGCGGGGCGGTATATTGATAATCAGCCGCTTTATTTCACGGTCAGTACAGGCTTTCAGGTATTCCGCTATCAGGTCAACGTGCCAGTTATGCAAATATTGAGCACCGGGGTCTACTGTGGCGAAGGTGCGTTGAATGAAGCTGGAGAGGTCATCACGTAACATCGCCTCATAGAATTGGGCTTTATTGGGTACGTGCATGAAGATATCACTCTATAATCACTTCATCCACCTCAGACAGGGGGATACTGTCATTTGTTGCTGGGTCATCCAGTCCACGAATACGGCGAATCACTTCCACATTGTGGCGGTTGGTCTCCGTCAATACTTTCAGGTTTCTGGCATCCTGCACCATCAAATGGAGGTACTGTTTCTCTTCTGCCAACCTTTTCAATGCCTTATGGGCGATTTCCAATGCTAACCGGGCATTCTCCAAACCGGTGCCCATGTCCTTGATGTCTTCAATGGCCGCAGCATCAATCGCTTTAACCACGGCTTGAGGTTGATTGGCGACTTCGGGGGCCGGTTTACCGGCAAAGTGGGCTTTGACGCGTTCGCGCTTGACCATGCTCCCGTCACGAACCCAACCGTATTGCCTGGCTCTACGGCGAATCGTGCCCTCAGAGGTACCAAACTCCGTGGCCATTTTGCGTAACGACTGCAACCCGGCACGGTATTCTGTTTCTACCCCCAGCCAGTCAATCGTCTTTGCCATCAGCCTGATTCCGTTGACGTTCAATGTTTAAATGTTCGCGCTTAAACCACAGGTTGACCACGAACGTGGCCACACCCATCAGGAAACCGCCTAAAGCGACCCACTCATTAATGGTTAATCCCGCCATGGTGGTCACAGCAGAGGCGGTATAAGTCGTGGCCACGGTGGCTTTTTCAATCATGACCTAGTCCTTTCGCATGAGTTCAGTGACTTTAGGAATGACTTTTTCAGCACTACGACCCACGACATAGCCTCCCAGGCCAATTTGAAGCAATGTCCATGCTTCCTGTGCCAATCTGAATTGAGTCAAACCGAACGTATCGGCCACCACCAGACCGAGGAAAGTCAACATGGTGAGGGGTCGCCAATTGCGCTGTATCCAGCTTGCCCCCTGTGCTTCGGCGGCGATGACCTTTGTTCTGGCCTGAATCAGACGGGCTTCATAATCCAGCACCTGTGCAGCCAGGGCACCTTGCATTTCAAACAGTCTGGATTTCACTTGAAGGCGCTCTTCGTCGCTGGTGTGCATCTCATCAATTAACTGTGTGACGGGCTGAACCAGCCCGGATAAAAAACGCCATACTGCCATTATGCGGCCTCCTCAAGGCATTTATTGTCGGGAAAGTCTGGCCAGGAAAGCTCAAAGTGTGGGCCATCCATGAGCGGCTTTTTACCCACCGCTTTTTTACGCTCTATGTACGCGATAACTGCTTCACTTAAATTGTCTTCATCGTTAATGCAACTCCAACACGCCCCCCAATAAACACGAATTCCCAGTTCTTCCGCGGCTTGCTTCATCGCGTCCGCTATCGGGTAATACAAAGGCCAATCCCAACGAACTGAGCCATCTAAACACGCCCCCAAGTCAACGGCGTGACCGGTTAAGTGGCGGCTATTTATTGTTTTGGAAGCGCCCCTGGCCAAGAGGGTTTTCTGGCGTTCGACTGTTCTCACGCCTTCCAGCACAGTAAAATCAATACGGGTGATGTCGATAGCCCGCTCAACCACGCGCACAAGGTCAGGGTGAACCCCTTCCAGACGTTGGCGTGAACGACTGCCTAATTTGTAAGCCATAACGTTACCTCGTTTCAGGTCTTCTGATAACGCGGTAGCTTGGGGATAAACGTTGTAAAAGTTCAGATGAAATCTTTCACCTAATGGGGGGAAAGGCGGGTTTTGGGGAATGCTGTGCTGAGGGGGCTAAGCGGCCAGTCTGGCGATATTCAGGACTTGGCGAGAAGTCAGACCATACTTTAACGCAAGAATGTTGGCCCGATTCTCTTTTTCAGGTTTCATGCTGTGATATTCGCGGCTGATGATGTCATTCCTCACCTGTCGAAAGACTTTTTTACAGGGGACTTCTATCACATCCCCGCAATAGTAGTCGCACAGCTTCTGTGCGGTGCTGGCCCCAAGAATCAAGCTGAACGGGTGGTCCTCTGTCACCCTGGCGGGCACGTATAAACGTGCTCCGCCCATTAATTGCCCTAACTTCACCGCCATATCGGGGCCGATGACTTCGGCGATTTCGTGCAATACATTCATGCTGCTTTCTCCATTGCGTCATTCGATTCAGGTTGCGTTATTCGGTGCGTCACAGCGTATTTTTTGGTTATTGATCTGATAAAGCGAAGTAGTTTTGGGCTTGATCACCTGTTCAGATTGCAGCAGTTGAAGGGTTGCGACACTTTTAAAAACTTAACAATATATAAATATTGAAAATAGTTATATTTTATTCCCTTACTAGT